ATAGACCATATCAAGGATTACAAGACAAATTAGCACAAGGAGACACTCCACTAAAAAAGATTCCATTACCGTCAACCGGTGAAGAACCTAATAAAAATTTTCAAGAATTACTTGCATCTGAAAGATACAGACAAGTAGTTGCTAAAGTTAGAGAATATACGGGAGTTGATGCACCAATGCGAGGTGAAGAAAATATTATGCCGTTGGCTCGAATGATGATGTTAGCACATGATGAAATTATCCAAACTGAACGGGCACATAAAGAAGAATTAGAAAGACTTGCAGTTGAATTAGTAATGAAAGAAATGGGTATTCCTGAAGGGGCCCTACAATTTGATGCGAAGATTGTTGGTATGGGTGAAATTGATACTCAGAATTTTAATCGAGAAATACAACAACAACCAAATATTGAACCTGTCGACATTGAACAAGATTTGATGAGTGATTTGGAATCAATGACAATGGAAAAGGCGAAGAGAAGATTAATTAATAATATGATACAAGGGGCATCTAAAAAAGGTCACTACATGTATCATTATGTTGCAGATAAGATTAGAGAGATTACGGGTTCTGACAGAATTATTGGACAATATGGTATTTTGATGTCAATCAACGATACGTTGTACTGGCAATTAAGTGATGAGACCATGAAGATGATGATGGGTGGGCCTGAAGGTGGTGGTTCTGTTGGGGGTAAGGAAGAGGTAAGAAGAAATACTAATCCACCGACAATCGTTGCGAGAGGTGTTAATTTTCCGATTCTTGTTCATGAGTTAATTAAGGGTGTTATGGAATTGTTTGCGATTCAAGGAAGACCTACAGATGAAGAAGGTAATGAAGATACAGAAGCGTGGTCAGAAATTGAGGGTTCTGAGGACACTCTTGAAAAAGAAATGTGGGATTTACGTTTAGGACCAGCAATTTGGGAAAGAATTAGGTCTCAGTATCCTGAAAATCTTTTAACTGATGAAAATAAAATAGAATTACAAAATTATTTATTGGTTGAAATATTTAAATTACCAGCAAAACAATTTTTGGTGTTTATGAGAGAGGTTATATCGGGTTCAGATGGTGGTAAACGTTTAATGAACGAATTGATGGATGGTATAGATAAATTGCTTAAAAACCAAGATTATCAAGATGCTATTGATGCATTTAACGAAGATTTAAATGACATTACAGATAATACAGATGATGATGATTTATCTGATTTCTTAGGTGGTTTAGGTATTAGATTATCCGACGATTAGTCCGTTTAAATGACTAAAAAAAGAAAGGGGGACTTATGTCCCCTTTTTTTATATTTATATATATGAGTAATCAAAAAATAGAACAACTAAAGGAGTATGCTAAAATTATCAAAGACACCCCTTATGCATTAAAAACGTATTTACAAACTTACGATAATACGCAAAAAAGATTCGTTCCGTTGGAGTTATTTCCTGACCAAATACAATTATTAGAGGATTACGAAAAATACAATGAGAATATAACGAGAAAATATAGACAGGCTGGTGTAACAACGGTTACCGCTGCTTGGATTTCAAAAAAACTTCAAACAGCAAAAAAAGATAATCCTGAAAGGGTATTGATAATAGCAAACAAAAAAGACACTGCGGTTGAAATGGCTAACAAAATTAGGGCGTTTATTGAACAATGGCCCGATTGGGTTAATGTTGGTTTTTCACCGGATAAAAATTCAGAAAGTAGATTTAGATTAAACAACGGTTGTGAAGTAAAAGCAGTGGCAACATCTGCAGATGCGTTAAGAGGTTACACACCAACGATATTGATTTTTGACGAAGCGGCATATATTGAGGCCGGTGAAGATTTTTGGGCAGCATCTATGGCATCATTGTCTACGGGTGGTAAGATTATTCTTATTTCCACACCAAATGGTTTTGACCCAATTTATTACGGTGTATACGACCAAGCTATTAGAGGTGTTAACGATTTTCATATAACTGACTTAAGATGGTTTAAAGACCCGAGATACACAAAAGATTTAAGATGGGTTAAATGTAGTGATATTGTTCACTATATGTTAAATAGAGAACAATATGACGATGATGAGATTGTAATGACCGATTTTGAAATCGAAAATTACAAACAGTATGAAGAGGAAGGATATAAACCTTTATCTTCTTGGTTTGAGTCAATGTCTAAAAAATTCAAATTTGATAGAAGAAAAATTGCTCAGGAATTGGAGTGTGATTTTCTTGGTTCGGGGGATGGTGTGATTCCAACAGAAGTGCAAGATAACATTGTCAAAAACATGTTGAGGGACCCAAAAGAAAAGTACATGCAAGGTACTTTTTGGCAATGGAAAGAACCTATACAAGGCCATAAATACATAATGGGTGTTGATGTTAGTAGAGGTGATAGTGAGGATTTTTCATCAATAAACATTATTGATTTTGATGAAAGAGAACAAGTTGCAGAATATATTGGTAAAATACCGCCTGATGATTTAGCATCTATCGCTTATAAATGGGGTGTTCTTTACGAAGCGTTTATTGTTGTTGATATTACTGGTGGGATGGGTGTTGCAACATCAAGAAAACTACAAGAATTAAATTACAAAAATCTCTATATTGATGGTATTAACACAAAGAATATTTGGGAATATAATTCTAAAGCAATGGAAAAAATACCCGGTATTAACTTCAATAATAAGAGAACACAAATTGTGGCAGCGTTTGAAGAACAATTGAGAAAAGGGTTTCAAGTTAGGTCCGCAAGATTAATGAATGAATTAAATACGTTTGTTTATATCAATGGTAGACCAGACCACATGAAAGGTGCTCATGATGATGCTATCATGAGTATGTCTATGGCTCTATATGTTGGTGATATTTCTTTTGCTCAACTAAGTAAAAATGAAAATGCAAATAAGGCGATGCTAGAATCGTGGACAATATCTGAGAGGACATATGAACCAAATAAATCATTTTATTCATATGGAACATCATTTGACCAAATTGGTTCAATGTCATCGGATGGTAATCCTATTTTTCAACAAAACAATAATGCAACAAAAGAACAATATAAACAATATTCTTGGTTATTTGGTAAACAACGTTAATCGTTTATTTTAAACTAATTTTTATTTATATTCTTTTTAACTATTTATATACATGGCTGATAATTTAACAGTATTTCAAAGATTAACAAAAATATTTGGTTTTCCCGGTAAAGTAACTCCTGAAGAAGCACCATCTTTTAAATTCGATAAAGAAGAAATTTTAAAAACGAGTAGTAGAGAAGAATATGAAAAGGCGATGTTGCAGGCTCAACAAACTCAATACATTGCTGATAAATTTTCTAAACTTGACCAATCACTGTATAACCAATCTGTTTATTATGAACCAAACAGATTATCAATGTATTATGATGTTGAGTCGATGGAGTTCACTCCTGAAATTTCAGCTGCTTTGGATATATACGCTGAAGAATCTACAACATTATCTGAAAAGGGAAACTTACTAACAATCTTTTCGGAATCCGATAGAATTAAATCAACATTAGAAGATTTATTTGTAAACAGATTGGATTTAAACACTAATTTACAAATGTGGGCTAGAGGTATGTGTAAATATGGTGACAATTTTGTTTATTTAAAAGTTGACCCAGAAAAAGGTATTATTGGTTGTCAACAATTACCAAATATTGAGATTGAAAGATTAGAGGGTAAGGAAAGTAAAACCCCTAATCAAATGGATACTATGCAAATGCCAAGTAGAGAACTCAGATTTCAATGGAAAAATAAAGAAATGGAGTTTCAGTCTTGGGAAATTGCTCATTTTAGACTATTAGGTGACGATAGAAAACTTCCTTATGGTACATCTATGTTGGATAAAATCAGGAGGATTTGGAAACAATTGTTACTTGCTGAAGATGCTATGTTGATTTATAGAACAACGAGGGCACCCGAAAGACGTGTATTTAAAGTTTTTGTTGGTAATATGGATGACAAAGATATCGAACCATATGTACAAAGAGTTGCGAATAAATTTAAAAGGGACCAAGTTGTTGATTCAAGAAACGGTCAAGTTGATATGAGGTATAATCAAATGGCGGTAGACCAAGATTATTTTATTCCTGTTCGTGACCCGGCTCAAACAAATCCAATTGAAACATTACCTGGTGCTCAAAATTTGGGAGAAATTGCGGATATTGAATATATTCAGAAAAAAATGTTAGCCGCACTAAGAATACCAAAAGCCTTTTTGGGTTTTGAAGAAGTTGTTGGTGATGGTAAAACATTAGCACTAATGGACATTAGGTTCGCAAGAACAATTAATAGAATTCAAAAATCTTTAATACATGAGTTAAATAAAATCGCTTTAATTCATTTGTATTTAGTTGGATTAGAAGATGAATTAAATAATTTTTCATTATCTTTAACAAACCCATCCGCTCAGTCAGATTTATTAAGAATTGAACAATGGAAAGAAAAAATTCTCTTATATAAAGACGCCACTTCCGACCAATCTCAAATAGGTATATTACCCGTTTCACATACATGGGCAAAAAAGAATATCTTGGGTATGAGTGATAGTGAAGTTGTTTTAGATTTACAACAACAAAGATTAGAAAGGGCGATTGGTTTTGAATTAACTAATACTCAAATGGTAATAAAACGTTCGGGTGTTTTTGATGAGGTCGATTCCAAATATGGTATTCCCGAAAATGAGAGGGAGGCCGCAGCACAATCACCAGAAGGTGCTGAAGCAGGTGGGGGTATGGATATGGGAGCACCACCAACACCACCTTCACCGCCGGCCGGTGGTGAGGCTCCGCTAAGTGAAAATAAAAAAATTAGATTAACAAATTTTTTAGGTGAATCTAACAATTTAGAAGATTTATTTGATATTAATAAAGCACAACAGAATATTTATGAAATAGAAAATAAATTAAACGATATACTAAACCAATAATCAAATGACAAATTTTGGAGAATTTAAATTAAAAATGTTAACTAAGTTAACTGATTTATATACATCAAAAAATAAAGTGGAATTAAAAAATACCATAAAATCAATCACATCAAATAAAACATTATCCGAAATGTATACTTTCTATGAAAACATAGAAAATTTAAACATCACATCAAAAGATAAGGCCAAATTATATGTGGAATCAATCGAACCTATTTTGATTGAAAAAATGAAAACTATAAAGAAAGATTTGAAAAATTTCACTAAGAATTTAAAAGAAGTTGAGTTTGAAAAAAATTCTTTGTATGAAAATTTAGATATTCTTTCGGAAGAAAACACTATACACAATATATCCAAAAAAATAGATGCTAGAGAAAATTTAATTGAACATTTATTGAAGGAAAAAAAACGAGATGAAAAACCAAGTGAAATTCAAATAGAAAATCATTCACTGTTGAATGCAGTATTGGTTAATAATTTTAATATAAAATATTCGGATTTTTTAAGTGAGGAACAAAAAGAAACATTTAATAAAATTGTTTCAATGCCCAATGATGAATTAATAAAAGAAACAAAAAACCTTAAAAAGGAATTGACTAACAAAATCGACTCTTTGATTAAAGAATCGAGTGAGGATACGTTAAAAGATAAATTAAAAAATGTGATGTCAGAAATAAATAAATCTGACACCACAAAATTTGATTATTATAAACTTATTGAATTGAAGAATGGGTTACTATGACCTATCTTCTTTGCTTTTAATTTTTTGTTTATAAATTGCTTTAAGTAATTTATCTCTTTTAGCCACGGAAGGTTTCACAAACTCCTCTCTGTCTCTTAATTGTTCATTTTGTCTTGTTTTTTGAACCCTGTATTTATATTTTTTTAATGCGGATTCAATTCCTTTTTCTTTACTTACATTGATTTTTATCATAACTTTTTTTTTAAAAATATACGAAAAAAATTTTAAATTATTAACATTATTTCATATATTTTATAAACACCATAAAAATATTATATATGATAAATAATAATGAAAAAAGGAAAATTTATAGTAATTGGTTCACACAAGAGTGTAAAAATAGGTTACGGAACTGTAGATTATAAAAATTTAAAAACAATTTACATACAATTAAACTCATGGATACAACCAACGTTGGATGAACAAGATTTTGATAAATTAATTTATAAAAGTAGAAAAAGAATAAAAGATAAAATCTATTTACTTAATTCCGAGTTTTTCAAACCACAGTGTATTGTTGATTTGGACATAAAAACAAACGGAATTAAATTAAATAAAAGGTCTTTTATGGATTTAGAAATAACCCTTTATGTTAGTAAACATTTTGATGTAAGGTCAAAAGAAATAAAAAATTACATTGCAAACCTATCAAAAGACATAATCGAAACAGTACTTGTTGACAAAACTTTTTATAATTTCTTCGATAAAAAGAATTAATCTTTTTCCGAAGTATTTATTATAAAAAGTTTAATGAAGATATTGGGTCCTAATGATACCGGTAGAGGTATTCTTTTAGAATACGATGCTGGATATATTTCATACGAAGAAAATAAGAAAATAATTTCTGAAATGAGAGAAATGGATTTCTCTCAAGATATTATATTGTTTGCTGTTTTACAAAAATATGATACACCAAACAAAAATGGTAGAATATATCCGGAACTTTTATTAAAAAGAGAAAACGAAAAATATCAAACATTAATTAAAAAGGGTGGTGCTTTAAATGAATTAAATCACCCAAGTTCGTCTTTAATTGATTTAGATAGGGTTTCCCATTCAATTTTAGAGACATGGTGGGATGGTAAAATATTAATGGGTAAAATAAAACTTTTTACTTCACCCGCATGGAAAAAAATGGGTATCGTAAGCACAAAGGGAGACCAAGCGGCAATGTTAATTATGAATGGGGCAACACTTGGTATATCATCAAGAGGTGTTGGTTCATTAAAAAATGTAAAGGGACAAAATATCGTTCAAGATGATTTTGAATTAGTTTGTTTTGATTTAGTATCATCTCCAAGCACCCCAGGAGCGTATGTTTTCTCAGACATAAATGACAGAGAGCAGTATCAAGAGTCATTGGATGAAAAACCAAAAGACGTTGATAAAATGAAAAATCTTATGTCAAGATTGGATAGTTTTTTATCAAAATAAATTTTTTTACGTTTTTAACAACGTAACATAATATTTTTTACGAAAAACAATATATTTATTATAAAACTATATTCATAAAATGAGCAACAAATCAATTTTAGAACAAGCGTTACTTCAAGTACAAACACTTGAAGAAGCAGTAAAAGCGAACGCAAAAGGTATACTGGCTTCTACAATGAAACAGGAACTGAACGATTTGCTAAAAGAATCATTGGAAGAAGAGAAAGAGGTTGACGAACAACCCGATTCTGAAGAGGATACAGATGATGTACCAGTAAAAACTGGCGATGAAGAAAATCCAGATAATGAAGATGATGAACCATCAAAAGATATCGATTCATTAGATACCGATGATGACATGGCCCCAACAATGGACGACATGGACACCGATGATGACATGGCTCCAACAATGGACGACATGGACACCGATGATGATGTATTAGATATGACCGGCGCAGATGAAGACGAAATTTTAAAAGTTTTCAAAGCAATGGGTCCTAATGATGGTGTAATTGTCAAAAAAGATGATAATCATATTGAGTTATCTGACGGTGATGATGAGTATATCATTCAATTAGATGAAGACGAAATGATGTCTGATGAAATGCCGGTCGATGAAGACGAAATGATGTCTGATGAAATGCCGGTCGATGAAGACGAAATGATGTCTGATGAAATGCCGGTCGATGAAGACGAAATGATGTCCGATGAAACTGTTTACGAAATTGAACTTGATGATGTAGATGAGGGTGACATGTCACCTGAAGACGCAATGGAGGGAGATGTAGAACCAGTTGAGGGTGATGTCGATGAATCCGCTCGTACAATGGGTTATGGTTACCATGGGGGTTTAAAATCAAAAAACGTGTACAAGGCTGGTAACAAAAGAGACGAAATTAACGAAGAGGTTAGTAAACTAAAAAAACAAAACGATGAATATAAAAAGGCGTTAGTCTTATTCAAAGATAAGTTAAATGAAGTTGCTGTCTTTAACGCTAATTTGGCCTATGCAACTCGTTTATTTACCGAGCATTCAACAACAAAACAAGAAAAATTAAATATCTTAAAAAGATTCGATTCAATCTCAACCTTGAAAGAGTCTAAGAACTTATACAGTTCAATAAAAACCGAGTTGGAAACAAAAAAACCAGTAACCGAATCGGTGGTTGAAAAAATAAATCACGCACCAACATCTTCTTCTACGAATGTATTGTCCGAGTCTAAGGCTTATGAAAATCCACAATTCAAAAGAATGAAAGATTTGATGCAAAAATTAAAATAAACAATAAACTTAAAAAATAAAAAATCTAAAAAAATGGGAGCATTATTAGAATCAGGTATGGTTGGTAACATTGGATTAAAACACCTCCGTGTTATCAAAGAAGATACCATTAAAAAATGGGATGAGTTAGGATTCCTTGAGGGTCTTGGCGGTCATCAAAAAGATAATATCGCGCAATTATATGAAAACCAAGCGTCATATTTGATAAACGAAGCGGCTGTTGCTGATGCATCAGGTTCATTTGAAACTGTTGTATTCCCAATCATCAGACGTGTATTCTCCAAATTGTTGGCGAATGACATCGTATCTGTACAAGCGATGAACCTACCTATCGGTAAATTGTTCTACTTTGTACCTAAAATTCAAGAAAGACAATCTAACGCAACAGGTGACCACTATCAACCATATGGTTTCCCAAGTTCGTTGACTGACCCTAACACTGGTTATACTGGTATCAACTTGTACGACCGCTTTTACGAGACTTCTGAAACCGATGCAGTTACTTCAGGTTTGTTTGATTACTCTAAAGGTTCGTATGCGGCGGTCACCGCTAACCCACATGCGTTTGTGACTTTCTCAAATGGAACTGCAAGTACATCAGCAGCCGCTTTATCTGGTGCTAGTGTATCAAGTTTCATCATTGCCGTTTCGGGTTTCACAACTTATGAAGGTGGTGGAAAATTAGCAGGACCTAACGGTCATCCAATGGATACTGAAGAGTTCTTGGCTTCTTTAACTGTAACAATTGCTGGTAACACTACCACAAACAATGGTGCTAAAAATTTCAACGTGGTAACACAGAAATATGGTAAAGGTATCGTAGAATACGGAAGTAAAGGTACAGGTAGAACCGGTAAGTATTTTAACGTTTGTGATGCTGAAGGTGTTATTTACTTAAACGTAGATGTTGAAACATACACTAATACTTCAGGGTACACCGGTGCTGATTTCTCTTCTAACGACTTGGCACTTGCAAATATTACTGTTGCGTGGAGAGAGTACAACTCATTAGAATTTGAGGAAGAAATCGGTGAAGTTTCTTTCGACCTTGAATCAGTAACAGTTTCTGTGACTGAAAGAAAGTTGAGAGCTAGCTGGTCTCCTGAATTAGCACAAGACGTAAGTGCATTCCACAACATCGACGCTGAGGCTGAATTAACAGCTTTATTGTCCGAACAAATCGCGGCAGAAATTGACCGTGAAATTCTTCGTGATATTCGTAAAGGTGCCGCTTGGACCACCAAGTGGGACTACAACGAATGGAAATATGGGGCTACAGGTAACGCACCTTTCCAAGGTTACACCCAAAAAGACTGGAACCAAACATTGGTTACCAAGATTAACCAAATCTCGGCTCAAATCCACAAAACTACCTTAAGAGGTGGGGCTAACTGGATTGTTGTATCTTCTGAAGTATCAGCAGTATTTGATGACTTGGAGTACTTCCACGTTTCAAACGCGGCTCCTGAGCAAGACCAATACAACATGGGTATTGAGAAAATCGGTTCATTGGCAGGTCGTTACCAAGTTTACCGTGACCCATACTTACCAGCCGGTAAGATTATCATCGGTCACAAAGGTAAATCATTGTTGGACGCTGGTTACATTTACGCACCATACGTTCCACTACAATTGACACCTACAATGTATAACCCATTCAACTTTACACCGATTAAGGGTATCATGACAAGATACGCGAAGAAAATGGTTAACAACCGTTACTTTGGTGTAATCAACGTTAATGGATTGACTACATTTAGTCTTGACACCTTAAGATAATCATAAATTATCTTATGTTTAAAAGGGGGACATTGTCCCCCTTTTTTATTGCACCATTCTTTTGTATATTTGTAATATGGAATCTGAAAAAATAAAACAAATAACTTACGAGAAATCAAAAAACGGTTATACCGTGGGTATTGATATTAGAGATGAAAAAAACTTAAGTGAAATTGGTAAATTAATTGTTAAAGGTGACGCCATTAGATTGAATTATTATTGTGATGATAGAATCCATTTTACGTCTAAAGAAAAATTAAAATGAATTGGACAGATTATTTTTTAAATATTGCTGAAGCAATTAAATTAAAGTCTAAAGATAAATCGACCCAAATTGGTGCTGTTATCGTTGGAAAAGATAATGAAATACTCTCTACGGGTTATAATTCTTTCCCAAGAGGTTTAGATGATTCAATTGAAGAGAGACAGGAAAGACCTGAGAAATATTTTTGGTTTGAACATGCAGAAAGGAATGCAATTTTTAATGCCGCAAGAATTGGTGTTTCTCTAAAAAATTCAACGATTTACATCACTTCAGGTATACCGTGTATGGATTGTGCTCGTGGAATTGTAAATTCAGGTATTAAGACAGTGTGGTGTAAATATACCTGCACAACAAAAAATAAAGAAAAGTGGGAAGAATCCCAAAAAAGAAGTCTACAATTATTTGATGAGTGTGGTATTCAGGTGTTTTTTTACTCTGACCACTAAATCCCCCGTTCCTTTAATTATTCGATGATACAGACCTTCTGGTATGTAAATTGGGGTATTTTTTTTAATCCTTGTTGGTAGTTCATTATCAATTTGAAACATCCAATCGGTGTCATGTTCACAAATAACTGTTCGGTCTTCCTCATCAAAATGCCATTTAAGTTCAGTATCTAGTGTGTTTGAACTAAATGTTCTAATGTAGAATCCTTCTTTTAAATTTTCAGTAAAGGGTAATTTATCTACCACGGACTTGAAGATTTTATTCCAAGTGCTTTCCTATATCTTGAAATATTACAACTCCAATACCCCGCTGTTGTCCTATCTTTCTTCTGGTCACACTTGTGACGAGCCCTGAACGACTTTGCGGCTTTTGGGTTATTATTCCTAACTCTCAAATTAGGGTCTCCAAAAGTGACCTTAACAACGTTACCGCTACTATTTTTTACATATACAGCAAATTTCTTTGGGCCACCTGGTGTTCTGAATGGTTTATTGAGTTTAACGTTTTTACCTCTGTGTTTTGCTTCAACAAGATATTCTTCTTCGTCCAAAATAAATGGAATATCTAAAAATACTTCTTCCCCTTCGTAAATTCCTGTTTCACCTATGTTTGTTTTTATCAATTCCAAATCATCACCATCAAGTAACAAAACACCTTCATTATATAATCTTCTTGATTCATTAAATAAATTAAAGAATTTTTCCGAATATATTCTATAAACATTTTCAATCAGTGGTTTCTGATTATTTATATGATAAGATAAACCCTCACTTAATAAGTGATTTTTTGATTCAACTAATGTAAGTAGTCTAGGTGGTAAATAAGTTTCAACTATTTCTTCAACATTTAAATTTATAAAATTTACATTTTCATCAAATCTTGTGAAAGTAGGTTTATTTCCTTTACCTATTTTAGGTTCTTTTTTTTCCGCGTTTCTTTTTTGTGTCACCATAGATTTTTTTTCTTCTTTTGAATAAGAACCAGCGGTTTTTGGGGTATCTTTAGATACTTTTTTTTGTGGTCTACATTTAGGGTAACCTTTTCTATCTTTATCACCATCAGCGTCTTTTCTTCCACATGGTGGGTGTTTACCATCTACTTTACGACTCACATCAACCCATTTTTCTTTAAACCAACGTCTAAGGTCTTCTCTTAAAACTTCACCACTTTCAAGACATTCTTGAATGTATTTTTTATCTTCTTTATTTACAAGTATTTTCATATTAAGATTAATTAATATAA